TTTTCATACACAGGTACGCAAAAGCCTGGCCAAGTCTTTTTTGAGACTCACTTTGAGACTGAGCATTAAGTATCCCGTCAAGCGGATTTATTTTAAGAAAATTAGATTTTCCATTTTTCAATTATGGGAAAAGATTTTCAAATTTTAAGAAAATTGCCGATCAGTGAAGAAGTCGGCGGATGAATGATGAGAGAGAGAAGGAGTAGTGTAGAGGCATATACTATAACTAGTTATTACTAGTTAGTTAAATAGAATATTCAATTACTCTGTAATTGAATATTTAAGACTATTAGTTAATAATAAACCATTAGTTATATATTATATAATATATATTATATTAAGACTTGTTACCTAAGGGGTTATTGGTTTCAAAAATGTACTAAGGGAAGTAGTAAAGGCTATCATTTAGGGGTATAAATTGGATAATAGAGAGAGTTAATAAGGGGTTAGGATGTAGATATTGTAAGGGTTTTAGGGTTAAGGGGAAGATGGGATAAATAGGTAGGGAGGGGAATTCGTATGAGTGAGATGGGATAAGAGTTATGAGACTCAGTCTAAGACTAGGGGTCAAAAATAGAACTAAGGTCTAGAAGGCTCTCTAATAGGCTTTCAGAAGGCTTTATAGGGGAATGGGTTCATCAAGGGTTATACAGGTCTTCTAAGGGCTTCTAGACACCTCTCAGGGGATTCTAGGATCAATCTTTCACTACGACTTACATGCAGACCCTATGAAATGTTCTTTTGGCTACAAAAAATAGTTTTTATTGAGAAAAAAAAATTCTTATTGAGAATGGTTAAGGGCTAAACGGTGTGGGGGACTATAGGGGGTAATCTAAAAGAATCTTTCTTCAATCTTGGTTTTAATTAATAATATAATAATCTATTAGTTAAATAGCAAAGGGTAGTCTTAGGAAACCCCTAGGGGTAGTCTTAGGAAACCCTAAAGGTAGTCTCAGGATACCCCCTCTCTATAAAAGGTAGTCTCAGGATACCCCCTTTATTGAGAAAAATAATTCTTATTGAGAATAAATAAGACGGCAAACGGAACAATATGCAAGCCTTGAATGGGATATGCTGTCATCTCAAACCCGTTTAAGAGTTGAATTTATTTGTGAAAGAATAAGGGTTGGAGCTTCAGTTGAGTTCAATGATATGACCTGGATTCAAAAATGGGCAGATAGAAATCCAACTGTTGATAAGATGTTGAGACAGGCAAGGAGAGCTGCTGTACAGGGTGATGATCCAAGTGATATGGATCAATTCTGTCAAGCATTAGATATTGGTGAACCTGATCCGAGTGATCATTTAGTTGGACCACAGGATCCAATTACGTTAGCTGAATGGTTTGGGAATAAGAGGAGATGGTTCAGGGGAGAGGGTAATTAGGATAATTAAGAAATCATAAAGGGTCCACGGGGATTATTGGGTGGTGCTAAAGTCCATGGGCTTTTGTTTTTTCAATGAGCTACTACACAAAGAATGTCGACGAGAAAGAGTATTATATTAAACTTGCAAGCAGACCAAATAGCAAAAAAAAATTTAGCAAATACAAGGGAGTAACAAGTAATAATAATCCGAAGAAACCATATCGAGCATCATTAGCTTATCAAGGTAGAAGATGGTTTATTGGTGCATTTGAGAATGAGATTGATGCCGCGAAGGCATGGAACAAGTTGGCATTACATGTAATTGGAAACCATGCGCTGATCAATGTATTTGATGATACCGAAGAATAGGTATTTATACTTATTGTTACAGGTGCTCGACGCGGTAAGTTTTGGCATTACGGTAGCTGGGTTCTCAAGGACGAATCCATGTCCATTTTTAAACCCAAGGCCTACCGCGTTGTTCTCGATGCAGAGGTTGGCGGTCATTCCACGATGATTGTTGCAGGTTGCGTTGATGAGGATGAATGCATTAAATTTGTCAATAGGGCAAAGCAAAAAGGGCAAACGATTCACAGTATTCATGAGGCATCTGCCAGGGTCGCCAAGTTTGCCTGAGGCCTGAAAGGTCAATAATTGTGAAGGGGTTGCGCAAGCGACCCCTTTGCTGTATGATTAGGGAGTCGTCAAGGGCAAGCCCCATGAACACCACCATCGAGGTGATCAATCGATCCCTAAAGAGACAGGACAAAGAGGTCGTAGCCTGCTTCGAAGGGCAGCCTGGGACCTTCTATCAAATCATTGATCGATCCACGGAACTTCAGGTCAGCCCTGACTTTGACACTCTTGATCAAGTCATCCAATTTATTTCTGATTACTGGAACTGAACATGACTATTAAACCGCGTCACGAGATCATCCGTGACATCATCCAAAAAGCTGGTTCTAAGTTGGTTTCTGTCAACTTCCTAAAGAAGGATGGCACTGAACGTCAGATCACATTCAATCCCCGTGATTGGAACGAGATCAAGGGTACTGGTAGTACCTGCGATGATCCGAATATCTTCCGGATCCGTGAAGTAAACAACAAAGAGGAGGGTAAGACTACATGGCGTAGTTTTGATGCCACCAGAGTGCTGCGGATCCGTGCAAATGGTTCTGAGGCTATCTGGGAGAGAGTTGAGAACTGAAGGTTTTTTATCAAGCAATTTATCATTGAAATCGATGACTGATTACAAAATCAAAGACGGAAAGTGGAAAGAGCATTCACTCCATCCCGAAGTGAAAGACATTTCACTAATCGCTCTTAAAAGAGACTTGAAGTTATTCAAGAAATATGAACAACTAATTGCCAAGCGTCGCTTACGCGCAGTGTTGAGAAAACTTTATAATGACATTGGAGAAAAGTATTTCTTCGAAGATCAAGTAGCACAAGAAAAAGGCAAAAAAGAAGATTTCTGTGCTGTTCTCGTATGTAATATCGATAAAGTGACAAATGCAAGGCTCCCTGTCTCTCGTGAAGCACTAAAAAAAACAATAGATAATAAGGATATTTTAGATTTGTATTCTGAAAAGCCAAATAAAGGATTTAAATGATGACGACACAATCAAAAAATTTTCGATTTGCGACCATGCCATCATTCATTGTGGATGATCCACATCCTAATGAATATGTTTGTGAGGACTGGTATCCACGTTATGGTCATATTTATCGCGCTGCAGCGATGAGTGACGAGGTGGTAACGACGCCAACGGGCGTTTCCTGGGCCTTGGAGAGGGTTACGTTTGTTAGATGGAAGAATGGAACGCTTTATAAAATTACGCGGTTTGGATGGCCTTTAGCGCTTGTCGGATTGAAATTTGAACAAGCAAAAGCACATCCCATTTATTCGGAGTTAATGAATTAAAATGACGACACAATCAAAAAGCCTTCGATTTGCTGATGAGTTGGCAAGTAATCCATTTGCTTGGCCTGGTGGTTATCCAATGTTTGCGATGACAAGTGATGCAGGTGTCTTGTGTCATAAATGTTGCAAAACAGAAAGAGAAGCGATTGGAACAACCACAGGTTCAGATGGATGGTGTATTCTAGGTCTTGACATCAATTGGGAAGAAGAAGATTTATTCTGTGACCATTGTTCTGGTCAGATTGAATCGGCGTATGGCAATGATCCCGAACAGGAGAATTGAATGATTACGAAACCAGATCCACTTGCTCTTGGACCAATTCTTTATACTCAAACTGTAAATAGATGGGTTAAGGAAAAACCGGAGATCCTTTATCGAATTCATGATTATCTCGTTCAGTATATTGACGGAGATTGGGGCGACTTAGACGAAGACGATTGGCAGGCAAATATTGATACGATTCGACGAAAAACACCAAATGGGCGACTGATGGGTGCTTACAAATTGACAGATGATAAAAGGTTATGGATTATTACAGATGGTTATGGGATGCAAGATGAGGGAGTAAGCTGTTGCTATACAACAATTCTTTCACCAGACGATTACTAATGAAAAACGAGAACACTGCCTCTGCAACTAATCTGCCAGATCCTGCTTTCTGGCTGTTGGAAAAGTGGGAGACGCTATGGGTTGACGAAGAGCCAGAACTTCGCGACTTGTTGGTCGAAGCTTTTAGAGCGGGCTATCAGGCAGGTTATCAAGATTGTGAAGCAAAATACGAGGCTGCTATGTCCGACATTGTTTTCCCTACTGATCTGGAGCTCGACAACAATGACTGAAGTTGAAATGAAAGCCTTTGGTGGTGCTCGCGAGGATCTTAGTATTGGACAAAAAGATTTAGCAATCGCATTAGCAAAAACAATTCTTGATGCCTATGAGGGATATTGAAGTGAGCAGATTTACAGAAAATCCTGATGAGATTGTGCTTCAAGACATTCAGATGTTTCATCTGGAAAGCATGAATGAACGCACACTTTGGATTGGTGTTTATACTGAAAGTGATAAAATCTATCACCTGAACATTTCTGCGGATGGTGATAAACTTCGTTATCATTGGAGTGATGAAACAGTATAACTAACAAGAAAGAGAGTGAGAGAGAAATCATTCCCCATAACCAATAAAAAAGGGAGCTTTCGCTCCCCCGATCCATCTCGAACACCTCAGTCTTCCAGTTTTCGGGAGATTGAGGTTATTTTATGGCCAGGAAACCGCTTCAAGGCCAGTTCCTGTGCCTCAAACGCGGATTCCGCATTGACAATGACCGTTTCACGGCGAATACCGCGATGCAGTTCAACGACATAAGCCGGCAAATAATCCATAACGATATTGTTTTATCGTTGCTTGATCATTTCATCAGCCAACATGTAGCTGAGGGATGCAACGGTTTCATGGATGTCAAGTTCGCAATCGGCAGCAAACTTTTCAAAGTCGCGGTCAAAATACTTCTGAATAAAAAATTCAAAAGCTTTCATTGCATACTCATCCCTGAGCCACTTCACGTCTTCATTCATCTTCACAGCCCTCATAAGCTTTAGAAGCTGCTTCGATGTAGGAGCGAAGCTTGGACTCAGCTTGATTAATGATTTCATAGCGGTAGTCATCAAATGACTGGCCGACATGAGTAAATTGTGACACCTTAAATTCCGGCATGCGGATCGTCATCTCAACTTCGATGATGTCGCCAACACGTTCCTTAGAGATCGAAACAGTCATGACAGGAAAGCAGTCAGTCCAGTTTATCGCCTTCAACCCACGGCGCACGAATCCGCATCTCGGGCAGTAGTTCAGATGTAGGAGACTTAGTTTCAGTGATCACGGCGGACTCTTTCCAGTCCTTCTCAATCTTATCCATCTCGTGGTGATATTCAATCTCTGCTACGTCGATAGCAACCTTGGTTTTGTAATCAATATAACGTTCTTCTAACCAGAATAATAAAGAAAAAATAAAGAAGTCAATGATTGGATTTCTGGTCTTGCAGCTATCGTAAATTCCCTTAAAAATGTTTAATTTTAATTTCGTTGGAGTGGACTCTAAATCACCCCAAATCGTGTCTTTCGATGCCATTGATCTTACCCTCCTGACGGTGGATGAAGGTTTTCAGCTCATGGAGATATACACGCAAGTCTTCAGCCTTTTCAACATGCCAGGGATCACGCGACTCCATGTAAAGTCGCATATGTTCATCAATTGCTTTCAGGATTTGATGAATCGGGGCATTCCACGCCTCACGATGGGGCGTATTGAATTCACGTTTAGACATTTGTAGACCCCACCATTAGAATCCCTAATGATGAGGTCTTAGTGAAGGGGACTTCTTTAGTTGGCTTCAAGTGCAGCAACGCGAGCCTTTAGTGATTCGATTTCACTGATGGCTTCCTGCAGCGCAGCCGTCAGCAAAGGCACCAGCTTGGACTGGTCGATGCCCTGGTAGACGGGGGTGCCGTCAGCATCGACTTCATCCTTCGTGCCAGTGATGGCTTCGGGAACTACGTCCTGCACTTCATGAGCAAGAAAACCATCAACTGTCTTATCGGGAGTAGCAATAAAGTTAAAACGGCTCGGTTTGAGTTGCCGCAGACGTGTGATACCGTCAATAACTGCAGTGACGTTTTTCTTGAGGCGGTAGTCGGAAGAAGTTGCATATGATGTTGCAGTAGCAGTTACCCCAATCGATCCAACGATTGTATTTGCACGTCTAAATTGAAATACAGTTCCATCACTGCCCTGTCTATTAAACGATCCAGCTTCTGCACTAGATGTTAATGTCAGGAAACCTGTTGGATTCAACATTACACCTATGGTCGTATCTGGTGCTGCAAATGTTGTCCTGCCTATAAGCACCTCTCCATCGCTTGTAATCCTCATCCGCTCTTGGTTAGTCGTCCGAAAAGCGATAGGGGCCGCTTCCTGTGCAATGAGGCGCAACTCGCCAGTGCCTCTGTGCGCAATCGCACTAGTGGTATTGGCACCAGTACCTTCACGAATGACCCGTAAGCCGTAATCGGTATAAGTTGTATCACCAATAAGATCAACATAAGCAGCACGATTGCCACTGGCTCCCATGCCAATTTCTAATTGTGCGTCTCCAGTAGCCGCGCCAATTTTTGCAGCTCCATTGACATCAAGCGCAGCGACAGGGCTCGCAGTGCCAATCCCTACTTGTCCACTGGAGTTAACAACGAGGCTGTTGACTGGTGCGCTGCCGTTAAACGAATAGGCTTGAGTTGTCGTACCGTCTCCAGCACCTTTGATATTGAACGTTCCAGTTCCTGTAACTCGAAAACGTTCTGTGCCACCAGCGTTCTGAAATGCAAACTCAGCAGTGTTAGGAGAGGCTTGCTTGGCGCTAAGAATAACGCCCCAATTTGCATCAGAATAAAGCTGTCCAGCGGCAAATGTGCCGCCAGTGCCAAAACCAATATTTTGGCTTGATTCAAGTCGAGCTGTAGGACTCGAAGTTCCCACGCCAACAAGGCCAGCGGAGGTGATGCGCATTTTCTCGCTATTATTTGTCGAGAAAAGCATCTGGCTATTGGCGGCATTTGCCTGAACAAAAAGCCAGTTATTGGTGTTGTCCCAAGAAATGTGACTCTGGCGCGTACCAGAGTGCATAAACTCAATGTACTTATACTGATCTGCACTGTTTGCCTGGATAACACCAGTGCTTGAACGCACAGCTCCGTTGCAATCAAAAGCAACTGACGGAGAAGCAACACCAACTCCGACATTCCCATTGCTATCAATGAAGAGGCGGCCAGACCCACCAGTTGCTACCCCTAAAACCCCTGCGGAGGGTTGATAAAGGCCCAGGGTGGGAACGGTGCTGCCACCAGGAATTAAACTGGCACCTGTTACAGTACCAGTTGTTGTTACATTCTGACTGCCGAAATCAGGAGTTACTTTACTACCAGCAATAGCAGCACTTGCGTTGATGTCAACATTATTAATGCTGCCATCTTTAACGCCTCCACCAGATACCTGTGTAAGTGCCATGATGAAACCAAGCTGTATTAGCTTTCCGGATCGGAAGCAATAATTACACTAGGATCATTGGGCCATACAGGATAATCTGGACTGGTAATGTAAGCGTTTAATTCAGCGGCATCTGCAGTAGCTTCAATTATCGCAGCACCAGCAATAGCAGCTAACAGCTCAATCATTACCGGTAGGCAATAAAAAACCCTACGGAAATAGTTTTCCGCAGGGAATTATTTCTTAATCCCTTACCAGGGAATGCCTACAGCCTTAGTCGGTGCATGCTTTTCGTCAAGTTGAGCCTGCAGGGCTGCTTCGATCTCAGCAACCTTCTCCTCGCCAAGCTGATCTTTCACCCAGCCAACGCAGATCTCAGGCGTCAACGAATCATAAGGAATTAGATCACACTCAGGACGCTCAAAGCCCAATGAGCCATATGCGCCTGTAGAGTAACTATCATCACTGGCATCAATTTGATAATGAATTGTATAGACGTAACCGTCACTTGTCTCTCTTTCGAGCTGGGAGACACTCCAGGTAAATTCAGTACTCATGTTTAGAAATGGATCCGGTACAGTGTGCCTAAGTTAGTTTAGTGAAATGTTCGGGTAGCCGATTAGTGTCAAAGACTACGGTGGCTCAGTTTGCTATGCCGAGCCAGGCGCACAGATGAAGGGGACTACGCGTTTTCAAGGGCTGCAAGACGGTCATTTAAGGCTTGGATTTGTGCTGACTGCTCTTGTATAACTTGCTGAAGGTCAGGGGGTCTTGCGGCAATAGTTTCCGAATAAACCGGCGATGGGCTATTCAAATAGTTGAGATGATGCTCAACCAGTTCCGGTACTTCGGATTCATCGTTGGCGACAATGACGTTAAATGTAACTGGACTGCCTTGGAAGTCAGCAGTGATTTCAAAGGCGTTATCGGCGATCTGCCGGGATTGGTAGCTCACGGGAAAACTCCTAGTTGGATCAAGCGTTTGGACGGGTTCGCACGCAGAAGAACCCGAAAGTTCGTGTTGCACCAGTATTATTTGTCCAACGGTAACCGTCAATGCCAACATTGTACGCAAGGCTTCCGACTGTACCGCCTGCAGTTCCAAGACTGGTTACGTTCCCGCCTCCAGCAATCAAGACTTGAGTGTGTCCGCTGCTATGATCATTTATTAAAATTAAACCTGAAAAACTAGAAAAATCTATTGTGCCGTTATTTGCAACGCTGGTCGCACCTTCAGAAGTACTTATCGTGTACTTGCCTGGAGCTTGAATGACGGCGATGCTTCTATCATTTTTAATTCGAAGTGCTTCAGTTGGTGATGACGCACCATCAGCGGTAACCGAGAACACTAGCTTTGTTGGGCAGTCAGCATTCGCCCACGCCTGACCATCTGCGTCTGCTCGAATAGTAGCACCCTCGCGAAATACTGAACCGTCAGAGCCGGTAAACCTTACAACCCCAAGAAACGCACCGTTTGGCAGAGCTGTGTGAGATCCTGCTGTATTGTTATAGGATCTCATGAAGGTTAGACTTGGATTAAATCCAATGTTGTCCGCCTTCCAGCACGTAACCGAATAGCCAGCATCGGCATTTGCCCGTGAAAGTTGAATATCTGTATGGGATAAACCTGCAACGCCATACACACTAGACGTGCCAACTAACAGGCGTCCTGATGCATCAATACGTGCTACTTCGCTGCTGCCTCCATCTTTTTGAAAGATGTGAGGCCCTGATGTCCCTGTCCGGTAGAACATGGGACCGCTTGAGATAAGAAGGCTGTTTGTGGAATCATTCAGTATGTCGAAAGTTGCTGATCCGTTAGATGCTCTGAATTGATTGCCACCATTCCAGTCGCTATGAACACGCGCCACAGGACTCGTAGTGCCAATCCCTACTCGGCCTACGCTGTCTCCGGTTAGAAATGTTGTTAAGGAACCGCTGATGGTATTTTTAAGAAAGACCTTGGCGCTAGTTCTTTCATAGCCAATTTCTGCTGTGCCTTCTCCTGCTCCAGCAGATCCAAACTGCATATAAGAATATGCATTGGCGCCAACGTCAAAGCGAAAGCCGTCTTGTACATTGATTTGAAACTTTGCGACAGGGCTTGAAGTCCCCACGCCTACGAGGCCAGCGGAGGTCACGCGCAGGCGTTCGGTGTTGTTAGTTTCAAGCCGTAATGGATGATTTGTTACTGTACCGACAGCAGCAGCACCTGTAGCATCTGCAGCGTTTAGCTGACTCTTGACACCTCCACTTGAAGTCAAGGATAAATATACGTTTGCAGTTCCAGAAATGGATAGGTTTTCCCCAGGACCTGAAGTCCCCACTCCCACGAGGCCAGCGGAGGTGATGCGTAGGCGTTCGGTAAGTGTTGACGCTGATGACGTGGTTCTAGTGGCAAAAGCAAGATCACCCGCTGTGTTGTTGCTGCCATCGGTTAGCAGACCTTTGATCGCCGCAAAGGATCCTGCCTGAGCGCCGACAATAAAAGCACCCCCGGCTCCTGCGCTGGCGCTATTGTGGCGAGCGACAATAAAAGAATCGTTGTTGCTTGACGTAGAAAGATTAGCTGTCGTTTGACCGCCATTGTTAAACAAAACAACACCACCCCCTCCACTGATTGCAGCTCCCGCCGAGATGGTTCCGTCACTGTTAATGAAGAGGCGGCCAGACCCACCAGTTGCTACCCCTACGGTGTTGGCGGCAGGTAGGTAGACGCCATTCGTCGGGACGCTGCTGCCGGTGGGGATGAACCGTGCGGCGGTGTTGGCGCCAGTAGTAACGGCGTTCTGGCTGCCGTTCTCCCTGAGCAACGGCGCACCGCCTGCCGTATTACCATCGTGAACGACAACGACATCCTTGTCAGTGTCTACAGTAACTTCACCAGCAGCACCAGTAAAAGTACTGTGCTCTGCAGTCGTACCACGACGGAACTGTACTTGTTGTGCCATTAGGTCAAGCTCCCGTAATCGCTGGTACCAGTAACAGAGCCAGTAATTAGCCCGTAATCCAGGTTTCCAGCGCCAGCGATTGTTAATGTATTTGCGTTATCGTCATACGTCAAATTAATACCGGTACCAGCAACCAGAAGAGAATTCACGCGATCATCAATTGATTCGTTTTTTAGTAACTCTGCTTGAGTGAGCGCCATTACCGAGGCCAGGCTGTCAATAGGATTCCTGATTCTGATAAGCAAAACCAATAATTGAGACAGTCTTAGGGCTTGACACCTGGTCCCGTGCGTATCTACCTTGAATATGTCGCGTTCCACACATACGCCATGACCAACCTTCGTCTCACGCCTGCCCAGCGGCGTTTTATTGAAGAGTTTGACATTTACACCCGCCGAGGCACAGAGCCTCAGGAATACCAGTCCCTCAGAGACCTCTGGAGCGTCCAGCATCGCACGATGAACTGGTGTCAGCGGATGGGCCTTTTATCCCGTCGTGGTATCTCCAGTAAGACAGGCAATCCTGTATTTGTCGTCAATCCTGAAAAACGCGAAGAACTGGGTTTACGGAAGCCAGTATTTAAAGCCAAGTTGTTACGACCCCGCAAGCGCCTGATCCGCGTTCTGTGACCAAAACCCTCCGGTAAACTGGAGGGTGCCCTTGAAGCATTAAGTGGCGATGCAGCGCTCTTGTAAAGCGAAGATTGCTGGTTCGAATCCAGTCAGGGGCTCTAAAAGAAAAACACTCTGGGAAATATGGGCAAGAGCCTTGGGAGAAAAGGCTCACAATGAAAATAAAATCGCTGATCATATTGCTATAATAAGAACAACTATATTTGCGATGTATTTTATAACAAATTTTTTTATTGTAGCTGGAGTCATCAGGCATTGGAATGATGCCCATTAAAAAAGCCACCTTTCGGTGGCTTTTTGATCAAGCTACTTGAACATGTCTCCAGGTTCTTTCGGCATGTATATGAGAAATACATGCCATCGAGACACCATATTCTTTTGCAATTTCATCCCAAGCGGCTAGCTGTGAATTGAATTGCTTCATGTAAACTGGGCTAGCAAAGCGTTCTTTGATTTGCCGAACCTGAACTTCGGTTAAACGAGAGAAAGGATGCCGCTCTCCGCGCCGAACTGCTGCAGAATAAGTATATCTGCGACGAGGTTTTGTTTGCCTAATAGATTTATCCTGCTTAGGCTTGGGAGCAAGAATCAAATCAGCAGCACCATTTTTAATCTCTCCAATATTTTTCATTGGAGCTTTGATCATAATTGTTGCCCCGTCTCTTGTCGCAGTAATTGTTAAACTACCTTCGTTAAAAGAGAAGATTGGCTGATCGGCTGCCTTGAGCTGGAGAAGCTTAATGCTCGAAAACTGGAAATGATCCATGAGTGGGAGCTGGTGAGTGCAGTGGAGGCTGCTGACGAAATATTAGCAGTGCTTCGCGGTTTGACAAGGGTTGTTACGGTCAAATTTGATGCCGTGCAACGGACATTGATGATTAATAAAAAATAAATGTTTTGTGCCATAGGCGCCTTCGCCTCGACAGTTATCGAGGACAGGACAGGTGCAACCAGACTGCAATGCTGCATCTGATCCTGGATTGGTTTGAGACATCAGTTCGACTCAGGATTGGGAAGTATGTTCATCGAAAGCCAATATGTAGGTACCTCGTCAGGTAAAGGAACAAATCCTTGTTTCCAGTGAGCCATCATCCATCCGGTTTCAGGGTAAAAACCAAGAAAAGTTTGATTCACTGGTGGATATGATTCGCTGATCGAGGTTGGTTTATAAGGCCAACCCCAGCGTCTCAAAATTTCAACGGCAAATATTGGAGCAAGTGTGTCCTCTGATTCTTTTGGGAAATCAGATTTTAAATCTTTCCACAAAGCAATGAAATCTTCTTCAGTTAACATATTTACCACACGCCTCTAAATTAAGTTTCTTCTCAGAGCAATATTTTCTCATGATATTCTCATGAGACTTATCCTGAAAAGTTGTTTCTGCAAGATGCAGGCTAAAAACACAAGCCATTCCAGCAAGGAACGCAAGAAGAAGAGATTTGTTTTTCATGTTGCAAATTTCGACCAAGCACAATATTCGCGAGGCACATTAATCAATTTAAGTTCTACGGATGAATTGGTTTTGCCGCGAATACACTTCCACGCCGCTAGAGCGCTGTACTCCGACATAAACAATGTTGCTTGCCGAAGATCGGCGACGAAGTGTCCGTCCGTCGCGAGATACCCGGCTTTGGAGTGAAGTACGAATCTTTGGTTGAGAATCATGGTGGGTAGAATTTACTTGAGGCTGTAAGTCAAACATTAACTCCAGCCCTCGGCGCACGGTAGAAGGGCTAGTGAATGTTAACACCCCCTCAACGCGCTTCCTTACACAATTTGCAATGATAAGACTTTCTGATTTGAATTCATCAGAAGTATTTTCAATGCCATCATAATAAATGGCAAGCTCTTTTGCGATTTGATCGCAAAGATCCTCAAATTTCAGAAGCCGGTTGATCGGTTCCATCTGTTTAAACTAATTTTTCAAGACGTTGTTTGACAATGTCAAGGATCATCTCATCGAGTTCCTTACATACACACTTCATGGCAATTTCGGCCATGAAATAAAACTCTTTTGGGCAGTTATATCCATCAAGGTGAGGACTATTTGCTTCGCTCCACATTTGCCACATGTGCCTAGCAATCTTATCGCGGAGCGGATAGTTCACTTTGTTGCACGGGAATGTGATACTCACATGATTCCTCTTTTCGTGGAAAATCTGCGTACCATTGATAGGGACTGGATTTTTTCATTAAAAAACGAAGGCAGTTTTGTTTCATTGGGCAACTGTCGTCAAGACAGCAGGCCATGTCACTGGGCATGCATTATCGCTCGGACTCTTCAAGCATAAGGCCAGCAAAGAACAATGTCAAGCTCCCAGTCCTCTGGAGGTGTATTGGCTGCATATTCTTTAAAGTAATCCTTCATTCTCTCCGGCTCGATTCCACAGTGTTTGGCTGCTGCAGGAATATTCATTCGCCCACGAAATAGGGCGTACAAGGCTTGCTCTTTAGTATTCATGATTCAATATTATCAAGCAGTAATATATAAACAATGCACGCAAGAACACCAAGTAAAATTATCGATAATCCAATGATTATATCCCAAGGAAGTTCCAAAATAATAACCGGACGCAAGTAAAGTTTACCGTTGGGATCCTAGCTTAACTGGAGTCCAATTGTGCCTGGCTGGCTTTGGAGGGCAATCGTCGGATTGTCAGCGGTAATTGCCTTAGTTACCACCTTACAATGGGCCTCTTGTCGATTTTATGTGCTACCGACAGTGTGGCCGTGGTACGCCAAGTACATTGGAACTGAGCAATCAGAAAAGATTGATCCAGCTCCTATGGGTTGTAATGATGCAGACAACAGATCAATTGCCGTTTTAATGGGATTATTAACGACGCTCATCTCTCTCAGCCGCAACGCCGAGTAGTCACCATTTGACGCGATCAGCCCAATAAGCAGCCGACATCTTGCCCTTGGCAATATTTTTAGCATGGCGTGCCTTGAAAGATGCTCGTTTATCTTTCATCACCTCGCTCTCGCCAGCCTTAGGCTTGCCAGCAGTCTTCGCTCCTTGTTCGCCAAAACGGATCGTCTTGATGTTTTCACCGTCTTTCGCGACAACAATGTGGCTTTTTGTTGGGTGAGAAGGGGTGCGCTTAGGCTTATTGTAGCCATCAACGCCTGCCCGCTCAAGCCTTGGATCTTTTTTGCTTGCCATTGTTCTTCTTTGATACGACAAGTTTTCCTGCTTTTTCAGTAACAGTCATGCCAGCCTGTTCTGTCTGGCGCTTTAACGACTGATATTTGTCAGCAGTCGTCATTTTTGCTGATTTCTTTTTCACTTTTTCTTCTTCCGCTTTTTAGCGGTCTTTGCTGCAGCTTTGAAGTCAGCAGCACTCGGAGCACCCTTGGCGCCGGGACTACGCATCCTTTCGTCACTGCCAGACTCAATCCTTTTGCGTTTAGCATGGATATTGGCATAAAGACCAGGCTTAGCCATCGTCAATCCGAGATTGACTTAGGCTTCCTGTTTTGTTAAATGTACAAGACTATACTCTTTTTGGTCTCTGGTTGGATCAAGAGCGCCAAAGATAAGGCTATGACGATAAGGTTTGATGCCTATCATGTCACAATAATGCTTATTCAAGGCAACCATGTCATCATTAAGAGCTAGGTAGCACATGTTATATTCTTTGTCCATAATGACTCTGACCCCAAGGGGAATAATCCCTTCTTCCCCAAGGGTGTCCAGTAGACCATTAAGTCGCTCTCTTACAGTTCTTGTTGGATTGCCGTCAGCATCATAGTAAAATCCTGAGAATACATAGATATCAACAATCTCGTTTCCTTCTTTTCTTACCTGCATAACAAGGCGGTCAAAAACGGTAACGGAAAAAATCTGTTCTGCTATATCAACGTTGCGACGCACATCAACAACAGTATCTCCGAGGGATCTCCGCGAAAAAGGGATCTCACGAATAAAATCGAGCAAGGCATAGACTGCCTTCTGTGTAGGATAGGTGTTAGAACGCATGGGGATCAACCCTTAAAAGCTTCTCAACTGTAGCAGGTGAAACCCTGATTGTCAACCGATTCAGTGCTCTGACCTATAAAACTCAATAATTCAGGTGGGTAGAGCGCCTTTTTAGGCACAAAATACGCTTTCCTGCCACCAGCGGGATCTTTTATGTACTCCGTTTTAGCACATTCCGAGTGAGGTATCCAACCATGAATCTGAATCTCCCTGTTCTCTATGGTAACTAACCAGTAAATCTTGTCAGGCTTATCATCGAGCTGAACAATAAGGTCGTAATTATGCCTAGCTCTCGTCTTGACATCAATGTTATATGGTAAATCATAAGAATCTCTCGTTGGATTTTTATCCTTAAACAAATAATCCTTTAGGCCAAGATAGGAAGCTACTGCCACCTCTCCGGCTGCGCCTATCTTATGGTAGAAGAGAGCCAGCTCACCGGTAGATGCTCCACCATTGCGTCCGAGGACGTTTCGTTGCTCATTCACCTCTTGGCGTCTGGCCGCCTCCAGCAGAGCCATTAACCGCTCCTCGTCGGATAGTCGAAAAATCATATAAAGAAGGGAGTCACGTCATCGTAACTCCCTTGTCAAGGTATTAAATTTGGGCTATGCAAATTTTTGTTACACCCCTTGAGGGACTGGTGATGGCGGCAAATGCTCCGTAACTCAAATCGAGGATGCGGCCAGAAACGTATGGTCCTCGATCATTAATTCGGACAATTGCCGATTTTCCTGTTGCTTGATCTGTAATCTTCAATTTTGTGCCAAACGGCAAATAACGATGGGCTGCTGATAGACCGTAAGCATTGAATGATTCCCCGTTAGCTGTTCTGCGCCCATGGTAACCATCTCCAATTCCGTAATGAGATACATAAGAGCAGCCGAGGCTACCGGCTTCTGCCGGGGCTACTGCAGTCGTGAAAGTGCAACCGATCAGGACAGCAGTAGAATAAATTTTTTTAAGCAATAATAAAAACAGAACTCAACGACATTGATCCCCAATGCCAGGGCGGGCAAGCCCGAGTGGCTGCAGGGCAGCTCACTTCGGCTAGTTTACCGGGCGTGTCCAGACTTGACAAATTCCTCTGCCTCGCTGAGATCAATTTGAGCAATCTCATATGTGAGAAATTTGTGTCCACACTTGGGACAGACCCTTATTCTACGCACCGTATGACCAAGTGATTCTGATCCCATCAAGTTGCTGACAGATCCGCATTTCACGCATTTCATGGTCTCATCGCAATCGATCTCCATCTTAGCGACACGAGGATCAATTAAGCTTTTTCTCTTTGCAGCAGACAAATGGCCAAGAATCTGCTTTTTATTTATCAGTCCTGCCAGTCCTTTCCAGGCACAGTAATCCCTATCGTCATTCCACAACTGCCAGTTACAAAAATGCCACATGGCATGCTGGCGAACTGTCACCTCAACAATATTCGAAGGTTCATTAGATCCACCTCTATATCGAGGCAAGATATGGTGACGATGCAAAGAATCAACTAATTCTGGTTCAATGTATCGATTGTTTATACCCGAGGTGAGATTCGAACTCACGCTGGAACGATTTTAAATCGTTTGCCTCTTCCGCTGGGCTACTCGGGCTAGTGGTGCTCCTTGTGAGGATCGAACTCACCTAAGGCGAATTATGAGTTCGCTGCATTCACCAGATTGCTAAAGGAGCAGTGGCAGGCGCGGAGGGACTCGAACCCCCATAAGGCATCTTAGAAGGATGCTGCATTATCCATTATGCTACGCGCCCGCAGCTCATCAAGTAAAGCACAGGCGAAGCAAAAAGACAAGGCCTACAGAGGGCCAAAACGGAGCCCCAAACAATGACGAAACAATGCTACCTGTGGCTAAAAAGACAGCAAAATAAAAACCAAACGCACATAGGGCATAAAAGGTTGCTCGACCTGGCTTGAATGCTGCTAGGGCAAGAAATTGGCCAATGGCGCTTTGAGGAAATTTATTTTTAGGGCTCTTAGGAGTTTGCATTTTAAAATACGATAATATCTCCAGTTTACAGCGAAAATAACGGCACTAAAAGGAATCATTTTTTCTTACGCCCGCTCTTCTGAGTCTGTTTCTCCTTTCGCTCCTCTTCTTTCACCTGCTTCTTCTTGGCCACATGTTCCAGCGTCTTCCGAACAGCCTCCTCTCTGCCTGGACTCTCTAGGCCTTTTTCTCCAAGCACTCTGGACCAAAATCCTGGGTCAAACGAGCCTGCCATGGAGCAGCGGGGTATGGCTTGTTTTTGGGTCCTTTATAGTACCACCAATTTTTAGTACTTGCATCTAGTCTCTCCCAGTAAAAAATTACAACTTCATTCCAGCAATTCCCATGTAAGTCTCTACCTTCAACAACATAAGAAGGGCAGCGCATTGCAGCCATATCAGGGACCAATCTCGCACCGATTCGATTCCAGCTCGGCTGTTTACCTTTCCAGGTAACAGAACAAGACGGCCAGGGGAGGTCTTCCCTGTCGTACAGCCTACAGACTGGAGCTATGATCTGATAGACAAACGAACCACCATGAGACCGGATAAGCTTCCCGCTTATTAATGGATGGTTCAAACAGATAAAGCCTGGAGATTAATCATATGTCCATCCATGATAACCGTGCAATCCTTAATGGCATCTTCAAGTTCCTGACACGCTTGAATTAAATCAAAAACGTTGTCAAAGGTCATCTCTACAATATTCTGACCAGCTTGCCAGGCAAACTGATCGGCGTGTTCAGGATGAAATTCAAAACGTGCTATAACCATTTTGATGTCCTTTTTTGTCAATATATCGTTTTACTGAGCTCTTTGAGCCGCAGCTTGTAATCGATCAGGAGATTGCTGATTCTTTATAGGCTCCCTTGGGTTTTCGTTTTGGCTGGTCGGGCTAGCCGATGAGTTTGGTGCGGACTCCTGGAAAGCTTCTTGACGCTTTACAGTCTCATCGATTGACTTTTTAAGCTCATCTTTTCTTTCTTTATCAGTCCGATTGATTTCTTCGTCAACCCTCAGGTCTGGATCAAGAATACCACCACGTTGTAGCTCATCAAGAATTGTCCTCTTGGAAAGAATGCCTTGCGAGTAAAGATTAACGAGCTGAGCAATTTCAGATGCGCCCAAGGGCTTATTGATCAGGCTGTCATTCATGGCGATGCCAGACTCAGATGTAATCTGCTTTAACTCGCCGTTATAGGCCGCCCATAGCCTCATAATGATATTGAAAGCAGCCGTCTTGTTACGAACTAACGCGGATACCTGAGAGGCTATCTGGGAAGCCCTTAAAGATGCTTCGGTAGCAGTCTTGATATTTGCACCGTATAAGAAATTAAGACCACTACGGTCCATCAACTCCTCAACGTGTCTAATCTCAGCCTGATGGCGCTCTAAACTTCTCCCCGATGGCTCCGCAAATTCAAACTTACCACCTTCGGCATCAAGGTCAACAGCCGTATTGGGACCAAGGACTAAAGGTACAGGTCTGCCATCAGGGCCAATCCTTGCCCCGGTTCTGACAGGCACTGGCATCGCGCATTTATGCAAAAGCTCCTGCAGGTCAGAACGCATTTGAAAATGCTGAATTGAGAGTTCAGCTAATCCGTTCAGCGGTAACTCACCTTGAGCGAAATGAGGGGAAGTGGCTCCATACCAAACAAGGGGGACAACAGGAAGAGATGTTCTTACTTCGCCGATCTTCTTCTGTTGCCATTGATTGCCAACTTTGTCAAGGCGATAGGTTTCAACTAAGTTTGGACGAACAACATAGTAAATTGCCTCAAGCTCTACTCCGAATCCATTCGGAATTGGAATTTGACGCATTTGCCGAATCGTAGCATGAGCAATTCTTTCTCTACCATTTTCATAAACGACCGACCAATTGATCACATCTTGGCGATCAATCATAATTAAATATGGTCTTCTTCCACTTTGCTGTTCATCTAGGAAATTTAATTCTTCTTCTTCTTGTGTCATGTCTACCATAATGTAGACACCACCATCTCTCAGCGCTCTTTCGTCACAACGATTCCAAAAACTCTGAATGCTCTCACCTTGAAGGTCAATATTTTTCTCGGAATCAGCCATCGACACGGGGGCGTCGACAAGTTGAAAACGATTTAACAATCCTGCATAGGCTCTGATACTGTCCCTATAAATAGGAGTATAAGTTGCCCTATGTAATCTTTCCTCGTAAGCCTTCTGAGGCTCGGCTTGCTCTTTATGGAGATATTTTTCTTTTACAGAAATATTTGTTCCTTTTTTATTAGTATAAACTGAATCCAGCAAATACCAGCAGTCTGAGGCGACTTCAAGCGATGGTAATTGTCTTAAGAGTTCTGGTCGATGATATGAAACCAGACTAGGATCGCTGGTCGGATGAGGAACTCCAAGCATTGCTATCTCAGCGGAGTGATGCCTTCACGGCAGAATATTATTTGTCGTATCACACGACTCCTATTAGTCTACCTTCAACCTTTGCTGGGGACAGGACCTTTGTCATTCATGTACCTTCCCGTGACAGCATAAGATCTCAGTGGGGCTACGTCTAAAGAGTTAAAACGTAACTGTCCAATCCTCATTCCTGGCCACAATTCAATATTGTGACGTTGGTTAACATTTAAAAGCTCTAGGGTGATTTGACCCGTAAATCCAGGGTCGATGTATCCAGCCAGAAGATGTTCAAGGCCTTCCCTAGCCCTGCTACTCTTCAACTGAAATTGGCATTCAACCCAATTAGGGATCCGAACGCATTCTTCGGTGTGGGCGAGGATGAAATTACCGGGTGACAGTGTGTAGCCATTAGTAATGTCAACCTCGCGCCATCTCACTCTTTCATTTGCGGGACCGCACACTCGCCCCTCGACCCGTATTACGGAACCAAGAGTAACGTCCATGCTCGCCGGATTGATAAAGTCAACATCGAGAGGTTCGACGAGGCCAGATTTACGGCAAAGATCTCTGATCTGATGGTCTACGAGTGTGCTCATGATCAAATCGATTGACCGACCTGATCGCCATCCTTCTCCGCTTCAGAAAGGCACTTGTCGCTATCGCAACCAGCGGCCCCTTTCAGTTCGTAATCAGGCTTGTCGTACTGATTCAGAACATCAAGGAAACTGACCTCGTCCTTGCCTAGAATGACTGGCAAAACAGATCGATACGACTCCGATATACCATTCAGTCTATCAAGGGTCGTCTTATCAATTGGCTCAAACGGCAAACGAGGGAAGGTTTCATTTTCGTCAAACCGAGCTAGCAAGGCGGCAGAGATGTAGCCAGTATCATTCTTGATTGAGTCGTGAATTAACTCAGTCAGAACTGGGATTTCGTTTTCTCTATATTCAATGGTGGCGCTTGTATTGTGTTCAGTGTAATACTTTTGAACCTGCATATACAGACCCCATTGAGATTCTGCAGGCAATTGGCTTAATTCAAACTGATCACATCCCTCAAGATTAGCCCAGGATACCTCTGTGGGAATTTCAACCAAAACTTCCTGAACGCGATCGTCAAGGATGTCATCCAAAAGATTGCCATTTTCATCTTTTGCTGACTGAGCAGGGATAACATTGTAACCCCAATCTCTCAAAGCTGACACCAACGGGTCGGTCTTGCCAAAAGTAATACGACGGATGAAACGTTGAGCTTTGGGAGGATGCCATCCAGAAGAAGCACCTGTAAGCAAACTTTTCGTGCCAGCAGGTTGTACGGTTGTTGTACGGTTGGGTACGCGCAGTCCGTGTTTAATGCAGTATTCGGAAATCGTTTCCCTAACAATAGAACGCCAAAGCGCCAAGTATTTCATTTCTAAATCTTGATACTTTCTGCCAGCGTTATTATTAGGACGACCCTTCATCATCCAGCTAAGCCATTCGGCTCCAAAGGCTTGAACAAAGAAATCAAACAGACCGGTAAAACTTACGCCAACAATGGGGTCAATCTCACGGCTGTATTGATAGCGCTCATCTTTAAATTCATGGTGCAGTAAGGCAGCAACTTGTAAAGCCCCAGCCTTGAAAGCATCAATTTGAGCCTGACGATCGTTAGGATCAATTGTATTCAAATGTACTTCAGAAAGATTGCAGTGGAAGTCGCTGCCAATGATTTCACCGCAAGGATTAAGGCCGTACCGGCTAATCCGATGCTCAGCCTCTCTCTTTTGCAATTTGATTCCCTTCTCGTAGCCGTATAAAACTAAGAATGATTCTGCAAATTCACGCCCCTTTGCATACTCCCTTAGGAAGCGCTGTTTTGATTCTTCCGTATCAAGCAAGTCAGCATTGGCTCTCAAAAGAGCCTGCGGGACATACTGAATAGCTCCTTCACCGCTGTAGAACTGCTGGCGAATTGACTCTTCTACTTCATCTTTTGAAGGCTTAAAGTGATAGCAGGAAGTATGATTAGCCATCCGAAGGGCTTCTTTTTCGGAGTCGACCCGCCAGTTGCCGTTTTCATCTTGGGAATAAAGACCGGATTTGGAGTTAACTGCTTGGGTATCATCCCAAGAGAATTGTCTCATTCCTGCGCTGCGACGAATGTTGCCGGCAACAACGCAGGCTGCAGCCTCGTCAATGATAAGGCAGCATTCGATGGCAGTCAACTTGCGACCAACTGCTTTGTTAAGGATTTTTGCAACCCTTTCGAACATCTCTCGCAGCTTGATTGGATTGGCAGTTCCACCAAAACCTTTTAACTTTTCGCCTGCAGAACGAATATTTCCAAGATCAATGATTAATTGAACGTCATTACCAGTAGGATTGCAAGCAAGATCGAGGATCGCCCGATAAGCTTTTACCCAGCCTTGGCGGCTATCGCCAACGACCAATACATACTCATTCTCGCCACTCTCTTCCGGAGTAACAACAAAAGTTTCATCCTGCCTCTGCGCAGGTTCAATGCCGCCAACTTCTGTCGTTAGTACAATATCAATAAAATTTTCAACCGAAGGCAATGCATCAATAACATGCGTCTCAAGCATCGCTCCAGTGCCTGAGCCCATCATGGCAAGCTCCATGATTAGCTCAAAGGCCTCTAGGTCTACAACCCTAGTACTAGTACAATTGTACCAACCACTATAGTTTTGTTTCTTTTTAGCCCATTCCGTACCGGCGACCCAAAAAGCTCTGCCAGACGGGAAGCATGCCTGCTTTAGAGCTTGCTTGATAACGAGATGCTTTTCTTCATTTGTAAACTGACCGATTATTGCAATTGAGTTAACACAACGGGTCATAGCCTCCTTGAAATTCTCCCTTGTCCCATCAGCCTTGCGGCGGCTGTAAGTGCGATAGAAAACTGCCTCTGCACTGGGAGCGGCCTTGGAAAATTCTGCCATCCGTGTGATGATCGGTAGATACAGTCTACCGGCGTTGGCTACAAATTTCCTTATAAATCATAAATTTTGCAACCAATGCAAGCTGGCTCTTCAAGGCACTTTTTCTGCCAAAAGTCAGCACGTTCTTGGTCTAAATCCTTAACTGGCTCATCCTTTTGGTGGGATGAATCCTTTTGAGTGATCATGATTTTGTTTGCGAAGTGCAAATAGACCTGGCACTAAATGGTAGGACTGGTCAAGTTCGTCCTTTTCTGCCACGCCAATGAGGCTTGCTATCACGAATAGCTCGCGATGCCCTACAGCAGATTTGTATAAAGCAATTTTATT